TAGAAATGTAATTTAACGTGAACAACCATTAAGGACTCACATGAACACAGCAGAACAGAATTATTTAAACGCAAGAAAAGAAGCTAGAACAGGTACGGACTCAACCGAGCAACCATTACCTGTTGAGGCGGTCGATGTGCTAGAAGATAGCGCTCCAATGGAAGAAGTAGAAACAGAAGGGGTAACTCATGAAGAATCTACATCGGAAATTGAAGAATCAGCAACGGAAGAAGAAGCTCAAAGTCAGGAAACAGACCTTTTTTACTATGAACTTGATGGTGAGGAAGTAAGCTCGGACCAACTTAAAGAGTGGAAATCTAACGGCTTAATGCAGGCTGATTATACTCGTAAAACTCAGGAATTAGCCGACAGCAGAAAAGAATTTGAAGCTGAACGCGAAGCTTTAGCAGGTAAGCAATCTAAATTATCGGAGCAACTATTAACATTAGAAGCGATGATAAGTGAGGAGTCATTATCTGACGAGCAAATCCAAGAGATGCGAGAGTACGAGCCAGAGAAATACATTGAACACATTGAGAAACAAAGCAAGCGCAAAGAGCTTTTAAAGGAAGCCAAGAAAAATGCCACGCCTACTTCTAATGTCAATGTACAAGAAGAGCAAGCCAAGTTAATCAAGGCCAATCCTCAGTGGTTAAATGACGGTAAAGCGACAGAAGCATATCAGAACGATATGAAGGCTTTAACTGATTACTACACTGATAATGGCTTTACGCAAGAGCAGGTGAGTCAGGTTAATTCCAGTTCTTTATTGGCTCAAGCGGTGATTGATGCGGCACGATTTAAGGCTACCAATATTAAAAAGGCGATAGTTGAGAAGCGAGTTCGAAAAGCTCCAGTAAGTACAAAACCAAAAGCGCAAGCGCAGGCAACGTTAGTAAGTGATATAAAAAAAGTTCAAGAGCGATTTAATAAAACAGGCAGTGACAAGGACTTTTTGCTTCTACGTAAACTTCAACGACAAAATAAAGGTAATTAATTATGACTACTCCAGCTAATACAGTAAGTACATACGATGCGATAGGTAATCGTGAAGATTTAATCGATAATATTTATAATATTGCACCAACACAAACCCCGTTTATTTCTGGTATTGCTCGTGATACAGCTACAGGAACTAAACACGAATGGCAAACTCAAGATTTAGCTGCGGCTGATGATAATAACGCTCAAATTGAAGGCAACGACGCTACAACTACAGCGTCAACAGCTACCGTGCGCTTAGATAATCAAACGCAAATTTCTGATAAAGTCCCTCGCGTTACACGCACGCAGCGACAAGTTCAAAGTGCTGGTCGTGGTGATGAGATGGAATATCAAGTCATGCTTAAAACTAAAGAACTTAAACGAGATATGGAAAAGGTTATTCTTGCTAATAAAGCAAAAGCAACCGGATCTGAATCTGTAGCGCGTAAAGCTGCGGGTATTGAATCATGGTTAGCAACTAACGTTGATCTTGGTGCTAGTGGCGTTGCTCCTACTGGCGATGGTAGTGATACCCGTACTGCTGGTACTCCTCGCTCGTTTGCTGAGTCACAACTAAAAACTGTTCTTGCTTCATGTTGGGATGAAGGTGGCGAGCCGGACACTATCATGGTTGGCTCTACTATTAAACAGGCTATGTCTAGCATCGTTAATGGCGGCACTGCAGGCGCGGCTCAGCGTACTGTAGACGGTAACGCAGCTACAGTTAACACAGCTATTGATATTTATGTATCTGATTTTGGCTCGTTAGCTGTCATTCCTAACCGTTTTCAAGTTCAAGACTCAATGCTTGTTCTTCAGATGGATATGTGGTGCTTATCAACCTTGGCTGATTTCCAAGAAACGCCATTAGCTAAAACGGGCGATTCAGATCGCGTTCAATTACTTTCTGAATATACGCTTACCGCTAAAAATGAAAAATCAAGCGGCATCGTGGCTGATCTCACAGCATAAAACAATACAGGGGAAAGGATTCCCCATTAATTTTACAGGTGATTTATGACAGAAGAAAAAGCAAAGCCAAAAAAAGCTACCAGCAAAAAAGCAGTAGCACTTAAAAGCCTCTGTACCGATAAAGGCATGGTTAAAAAAGGCGAAGAGTTCACTTGCTCACAGAAAGAATACGATATTTTCAAAAAAGCAAAGGCCGTTTAAATGTACGATATAGATGCACAAACTGGAATTATAGAGAAATACTCTAAAGACGATAACGGCAAGATTAAAGTTTATCAAACCCAAGACGTTAAGCCTTTCTTAGAGCATAATAAAAAGTTTGAGGACACTAACGGTCAAGGCTTTAAGGGTGATTGGCATCGCATGGCATCTATCCCGCCTATTGTTATTGTGCAGTGGACGGAAGAACTAAAAGCTAAAGGGGCAGATAACCCAAACCCTTTAGACGTACAAAACAGAAAGTTTTTACTTAGTAAGTTAAATTCTCCAGAGTGGAATAAATTAAGAACTAAACAAGGCGTTATCTAATGGCACTAGCAAGTTATGATGATTTAGTGGGTTCTATTATTAAGTGGAGCCACAGAAAAGATATATTAGACTTAATCCCCGACTTTATTGCGCTTGCTGAATACGAAATGTTTAACAACGCTCAAACGCAATTACGCATAAGAGAGACAGAAACGGTTTCTACGGCATCAGCGGACGCTAGATATTTAGCGCTACCTCCTAATTTTGAAAAACCTAGAAGCGTTCAATTAGAAACAGGTAACGGCTATTGTGACGTGGTATTTCAAGCTCCAGAGCAATTAATTAGGCAGATAACAAATGGCCAGCCTAGATTTTTTACTGTTGTAGGTACTGAGCTAGAATTCGATAGAGTCCCAGACTCTGCTTATACGATTCAAATACAATACTATAAAAAGCCAGACCCGTTAACAGAGGCAAATCAAACTAACTCTTTGATGCTCGGTTATCCTAATATCTACCTTTATGGGGTTTTACATCAATTATTCTTGTGGTCAGAAGACACAGAAGATGCGATTAAGTATGCTGGCAAATTCCAAGACGCTATAAAGGGCGCTAATAAGTCAGATAAAAAAGCAAGATACGGCCCGTCGATGTCAATGAGCATTAATGGAGCTAAACCTTAATGTCTAGATTCCAAACAATACCATTTAATGTAGTTGGCGGCACTCATGAGAACAGGTCCAGACCTGTATCAACGCAGCGCACTACTAATATGTATTTGCAAATTAATGAATACAGCAAAGACCAAACTAGCTTGCAATCATTCCCCGGTCAAATACTAAGGAGCGAAGTTCAAGGCGATAATGAACGCGGCGCTTGTGTTATGAATGGTATAGCCTATAGAGTTGTAGGTAACTCATTATACAGAGTGGACTCAAGCGGTTCGCACGCGCAAAAAGGCTTTGTAACTGGTGGAGATAGATGCATATTCGCAAACGATGGGGATAATTTAGTTATAGTCTCAGATAAAGTTTACGTGTATTCAGCTAGCACCAATGACTTTCAAGAAAACACTAACATTAATTTAGTTGGTGTTATATCTGTCGGGATTATCAATAATCAGTTTATATACACAACGCCATATTTGAGCTTTATGTCTGCGACGGGAGACCCGTTTGATGTGTCTGGCCTGGATGGGATAGGCGCGGAATCTAATCCTGATAACCTAGTTAGAGATTACCCTTTCAACCAGACTGTTTATAGATTCGGAGTTGAGACATTAGAGCCGTGGTATAACTCTGGAGTAGGTAGCCCGCCGATTGATAGAGTTGATGGACAACAAAAGAATATAGGTCTTGCTGCTATTCATTCAGTAGCTAATACAGATAATTATGTTTACTGGCTTGGTGATGATAAATCAATCTATAGAATTCGTGGAAACTCAGAAGAAAAAGTTAGCGACGATTCTTTATCTAATTTTATGGAGCGAGCAGGCAAGATTGACGATGCGATAGGTTTTACATTAACAATACAAGGGCAGGACTTCTACGCGATAACATTCCCGACAGCCAATAGGACTTATGTGATAAACAGCGCTTTAGGTACTCAAGGTTGGTTTAATTTAAGCTCGACAACATTAAGTAGTGCTTATTCAGCAACAAGCGCAATAAACGTTTACGGCGAGAACTATGTTGCAAGCGGCGGTAAATGGCTGGTTTTAGACTTAGACTCATACACACAAGACTCTGATGTTATTATCAGGGAAAGAATAACAGGAACCATTACTGGTGAATCGTTAGGCATTAAAGGGCAAAGAATAAAAATGTCCCGCCTAGAGCTTTTCGTGGAAGCTGGAGTTGGATTAATAACAGGCCAAGGGGAAAACCCAAGGGTTATGATTGAAACATCCGTAGACGGTGGCAGGTCATACGCTCATTCTGCGTGGGTTGAGCTTGGTAGATTAGGCGATCACACATTAAGGTGCGAGCTATATCAAATTATAAGCGGAGAAAGCTTTGTATTCAGAATTACATTGTCGGACCCAGTACCTTTAGCCATATCAGGCGCAGCTATTGACGTTAAAACGGTAGGCAGATAATGGCTTTTAATCGTGTAAACCCGCCAGAACAGGCGTTGCTTCCAGACATAAAAGAAAGCGGCTTGTTTAACTTTCTAAAAGAATTACGCTTTATTGTTTTTCAGTTATGGAAAAGAACGGGAGCAGGAGAGGATTACTTTGCAACGGCAAATAGTAATGAGCCGATAGGTCATACACTATCCAAGCTATTCGATATTAGGCAGCAAATAGGCAGCGGAATACCTGTAACCATCGACACAACAGGGTTTACAATTGATAGCGCTGAGCAAACAACAGATAAAACAGAGGTTTAAATGGCTCAAGAAATTATAAATATAGGCGCAGCAAACGCCAAGCAGGGCGATACTTATTTCGATGCATTCACGAAGGTGAAATCTAATTTTGCTGAGCTTTACGAGCAATACTTAGATAATATAGTGATAGTAAAAGCTGCATCTGATTTAGCTGGCACACTTGATAGTTCTAAGCAGTATTTTATTGACGGCATTATTGATATGGGGAGCCAATCAATAGAAATCCCAGCTACAGGATTAACTATAACCGGGTATAGTTTCGATCTATCTAAATTAACCTCTAGCAGTCCTAATTATGCAATGTTCACGTCTCCTTCTGGTGGCTCGGGTAACTTAATCGGCAAAGACTACGCTATCGAAGTAACAGGGGTGGGCTCTGTAGTTTACGACCTAACATCAGCCACAGGGTTCGATGCTTTTGAATTTGCCCGTATTAACTATAACGATTGCACTTCATTAGGCGAAATTAATGGATATAGGCAAGGCCTAGAGGTTGGCACTGGGAGGTTTGGCGGTAAACCTGAGTTAACTTTGTCTGGTGCATGGCTCGGTGGTTTTTTCATTGATACATCTATAGTAAGAAGCTTGGACGATGGAGCTTACTCGCTATTTAAAGCTGGATCTGGGTTTTCTATGGCATCTAGGTTTAGGTCTAACATGAACATAGACTTACCAGCAAGCGCTTCATTTTTTGACTTTAATACATCTCAGTTCGTAAATCCGTCAACCGTTGAAATTGATGGTGTTATTATAACCCGAAGTGGCGTGTTTGATGCCACAGATACGAACTTAACGCCTAATATGACTGCTGGTGATTTATCATCAAAATGGTCAAATAACAACGGGATGCCGAATACTTTTGAAGGTG